ACTAATTAAAAAGGGGGCTTTCGGGCCCCCTTTTTTTATGATAGAGAGAAGATAATCATGAAGACATTTCGCGTACAGATAAGAGCATATGGATACTATGCTGACTTCGAGATTGCATCCGAAGACAGTTCAGAAGCCTTTGAAAATGCACTAGTTGACAAACTAGGAGAAAATGCTATAACGTGGGAAAAAGATGGATTTAGTAATCCATCTAAATTATGGATAACCTATGAGGAGACCATAGATGCAAATACAAGTCAGAGACCTTTACAAGAAAAAGAGGGGTCTAGAGACAGAGTGGGCGGTGCATCAGCGTGACAACCAAAGGTACACTTTGGATATGGTTAGGATTGACAAAAAAATTAGAGAAATTGTCAATCAAATCAAAGAAGAGGAAGCTAAAATAGCTTCTCTTTCTAGTAAAATAGAAGACGCTGCACCCGAAGTTTCAGTAGCTACTTAGTAAAAAGCTACATCTTGGATAAATATCAAACCATATGACAGGCTCTCTTGCACTCTTTAAAAAATAAGAGTATAAGTTTCTTACTATACAATTAAAAGAACACAGACGCGTATAGTCGACGGCCTAGAGACTGTGTTCGTTTATAACTAGGAGGATAATATGGCAAAAACTACATTCCAAGGTCCAGTTGTATCCAAAGCAGGATTCTTCAACACAGGACCAGGTAACGTTGTAGACGCAGATTCTAGTGTGGCACTTACAGTGGACACACATGCTGGAAGAATCGTACACAACGATGCGGCAGGAGCAGTAACTTATACGTTACCAGCTACTAACGCTAATTCTGATTCTGCAATTGCAGGACCAGGAGCAGACCTAAACAACTTAAGTAACGTTGGTGCAAGATTTGAAATCTTCAATTCTATTACAAAGACTGGAGATTTAGTCGTGCAAGTTGCTAACGCAACTGACGTTATGATTGGTGGAGCATTATTTATTGATGACTCTTCTGATAACGTTGTTGGATTTGAAACAGCTTCAACATCTGATACTATTACTTTAAATGGTACTACTACAGGTGGAGTTACTTTTTCAAAAATTGTTTGTACAGTTCTTGCTTCCGGCAAATGGCAAGTTGAGGTAGTTTCAGGATGTACTGGAACACCAGCAACTCCGTTTAGCGCGGCAGTAAGTTAATAAATAATTAGTGTGGAGTTTCGGCTCCACACTTTAATAGGAGAAAAATATGAGTTCAGATCAGAAGTTTACAAATATAGCTAGCACAGGACAGGTAAAAACTATTTCTGGTGGTTCTGTTAATATAGGGCCTTGTAGAATAACTTACATCCAAGCAAATGGTGTAGCGTCATCTGTTTTAGTGTTAAGAGATATTTCGTCTGGTAGTACAGGAGATAAAGTTTTCGAAGCTGATTTTGGAACAGAAGGTTTAGACATCTATGTTCCAGGAAACGGTATTAGATTTGAAAACGGTGTTCATGCAACCATGACTAACACAACATCTCTAACTATCGGATATACTGGCTAAGGAGTTTAAATGGCTAACACTACTTCGGGAACAGCTACGTTCGACAAAACTTTTGCTATTGATGAAATAGTAGAAGAGTCTTTTGAGCGTATTGGACTACAGAACGTATCTGGTTACCAATTAAAATCTGCAAGAAGATCTCTTAATATCTTGTTTCAAGAGTGGGGAAACAGAGGTATTCACTATTGGGAAATAGCTGATCTTAATATTGATTTAATTGAAGGGCAATCAGATTACGATTTTTTTAGATCGTCAGACGATGGCACAAGTGCAGTATCTACACCAAGTGGTGTGTATGGAATATCTGATGTTTTAGAAGCACAGCTTAGATCAAACAGAACTCAAACAACACAAGCAGACTCTCCAATGACAAAAGTAGATAGATCTACTTATGCGGCATTCTCAAATAAATTATCAAAAGGAACACCTAATCAATATTGGGTAGAGAGATTCATAGATAAAGTTAGAATACACGTTTACCCAACACCAGATTCTTCAAACGCATCTAAAGACATGCATATTTATTACATAAAAAGAATACAAGATGTTGGTGATTACACAAACGCAACTGACTTACCTTTTAGATTTGTACCTTGCATGATATCAGGATTATCTTTTTATCTTGCACAAAAATATAGACCAGAAATGATTCAAGCTATGAAATTATATTATGAAGATGAATTAGCTAGAGCATTAGCAGAGGATGGGTCAGCTTC